AAAAAGGTCGCTACATGCAAGGACGCGTAATTTATCGCGCTTGGGCTGAGGACGGTGGCAAGGCAAACGCCGCTGTGTTTAAAGCTATTGATAATGCCAATGCAAGATTTTCAAGAAAACAATATTTTAGAAAGGCGTCAAAGTGAGTGTAGTAATTGATATTGCCGCCCAATTTACAGGTCAAAAGGCTTTCAAATCAGCAGAAAACGCAGCCGATAGATTAGGCAGAAATGTTAAACGAGCTTTAATTGGTGTTGGTGTTACGGCATTTGCTAAGTCTGCCATTACTGCATTTGCTCAACAGGAAAAGCAATTAGAAATATTTAAAAACTCTTTAAGAAACATTGGGTTTGCTTTTGCCACAAATGATTCACTTGCCTTTTTAAATTCTTTAAAACTTCAATATGGCGTCGTTGATGAACAATTATTGCCCGCCTATCAGCAACTATTGGCGACAACTAAGAGTCTAGGTGGCGCACAAAATCTAACTAACCTTGCTTTAAATATTGCAGCAAATCAAGGTATAAGCGTTACGGAAGCGGCTAACGCTTTAAGTAAAGCCTATCTAGGAAACACTAAGTCATTAGGTGCATTAAGACTAGGTATAAGTAAAACAACATTGGCTTCAGGTGATTTTGCCAAGATTATCAAAGAGGTTGGAATTCTTACTTCAGGTGCAGCCGCCGCTGGTGCTGATACATTTGCTGGCAAATTAGCAAGAATAAAGGTTGCAACAGACCAAGCAAAAGAAAGCATTGGTAAAGGATTAGTCAACGCTTTATTAGCAGTTAGTTCATCAACTGACATTGAGCAGTTACAGACAAAGATTATTAGTTTTGGAGAATCTGCAAGAGTCACTTTTGAGAACATTGGTAAATACATAAGTGAAAACATTGGTTTATTAAAAGCCATGTCCGCTGTATTGATTTCCACATTTGTCGCTACCAAATTGGTTGCTGGAATTGCAGCTGTAATAACCGCTATTCAAACCCTGACTAAAGCCTACAAAGCTTTAAGAGCCTCGGCAGCAGCCGCCGCAATTGCTTCAATGTTTGCTTTAAACCCATTGGGTGCAGCAGCTATGGCAGCGGGCATGGTTGTCACAATTGGTTTGGTTTTAAAGAGTCTGGACATGCTTGTTGATAAAGCAGTTGAGGCACAAAGAACAATTGCTGAAGTTGCAGGGTTTACAGATTCATTAAATCTTTATGGTTCACCTGCTTCAATTGCTGCTACCAAGGCGGCTAAACTAGCCAAGGAAAGTTTAGACCTTAAGAAAAAAGAACTTAAAACAGCACAAGACGCAGCCAAATTAAAGAGAGCGCAAACTTTATTTGATTTGGACAATATTCAAATCATTGCTGCATTACAGCGAAACATTACAGAGGACGAAAGACTACGCCTTAACCTTCAATTAGCATTGCTTACAAAAAATGTTGATGAAGCCGATAGACTTTCTCAAGAACTTTTGAAATCACAAACACGCACAACTGGACTTGCTTTAGTCATTGCAAACTTGCCTAAAGCCCTAAATCCGTTTGAAGCTTACCCACAGTATATTCAAGACGCTATTGATGAGTTAGCAAAATTAGCAGCGGCACAAAGAGAAGTCAGCATGTGGTCAATGATTCGTCAAAAGAACGCTGAAGTCATTGCGTCAAAAGTTCCATTGACTCAACAAAATGCTGCAACTGTTTTATCGGGCGCACCTGCCGCATTAAATGAGTATCAAGCAATCACAGGTGAGATGGCGTCTTTAGGTGTTCGTAATATGGGCAGTTTAAACATAACAATTAACAATGCTGGCAATGTTGTTTCAGACGCAGACCTTGTTGACCAAATTAGAAACGGTTTATTAAATTCAAACCTATCAGGTTCACCAAGTGCAATAGGTAGATTGCTTGGTGCGTTCCAGTAATGGCACTTCCAGCAACCCTTGATGTTTCTCTAAACTTTTCGTCGGGCGCAACCTTTCAAAACCCTTTTACTATTGGCGACCCTGTTAACGGTGTTCTTGGTGTTGGAGTTCTATCAGACGCTACCGCACCTGCTTTAATTGCTAACTTAACTGCTTCAACAAGGCGCATAAGTATTAGACGCGGGCGAAATGTTCCACGAGATATTTACGAGGCTGGCACTTGTGTTGTAAGAATCTATGACCCTAATTCAGACTTCAATCCCCAAAACACTAGCTCACCTTACTATGGTCAGTTAGAACCGCTAAGAAAACTTAGAGTTTCTGCAACTGTCGGCGGTACGACTTACTATCTGTTTAGTGGATACACAACAGCTTATGCCTACACATACGACCAAGCTGAGAACATGGCTTATGTGGACATTAGTGCAAGTGACGCTTTTAGATTGTTTAACTTGGCTTCAGTAATAAATGTAACTGGACAAGCTGCTGGACAGGATACTGGTACACGCATCAATAAGATTTTAGACACCGTATCTTTTCCAAATGGTATGCGTAGCATTGAAACGGGCAACAGTCTTACAGTTGCAGACCCAGCAACTTTGAGAACTTCTTTAAGCGCATTGCAAAACTGTGAGTTCTCAGAGCAAGGGGCTTTCTATATTACCCCTGAAGGCAACGCAATCTTTAAGAATAGAAACACAGTCATTTCAAGCGCGGGTGATACCCCAACTGAGTTTAATCAAACAACAGGTATTCCTTACAAAAACTTAAAGTTTGCCTTTGACGACAAATTGATTATTAACACAGCTACAATGACGCGAGTTGGTGGAACTAGCCAAACGGCTTTAGATTCAGACAGCATTGCTACCTACTTCCCCCACTCCATAAGTGTGCCTGAATTGGTAATTGATACTGACGAAAATGCAATGAATATAGCTAAACTTTATGTTGCGACCCGTAGCAGCACAACAATACGGATAGACGAAATGACGCTGGACTTGTCAGACCCAGATGTCCCAACAGCCACAATCCTAGCCTTTGATTATTATGACAATGTATCAATTAGCAATATTCAACCCGACGGCTCAACAATAACCAAGAACTTGCAGGTTCAAGGGGTGTCTCATGACATAACACCAAACACATGGCAGACAGTTTTGACTACCTTAGAGCCGACCTCAGATGGATTTTTGATTGGCGATTTTACATATGGCGTCCTTGGGGACGATATACTTAGCTACTAAAGGAGATATACAATGGCAACAGGTTTTCCAGCTTCAACGGGTGATGTTCTGTCAGCTGCAATGTTTAACGGCTTAGTAGCGTTTACATTAAATGCCCAAACAGGAACAACTTACACAATTGCTTCAACTGACCAATATCAGGTTTTAGTTGTAACAAGCAACGCAGGTACTAAAACAGTTTCTATTCCAACAGACGCAACTTACGCATTTCCTAATGGAACTGCTATAACTATTTTAAATACGGGCGCAGGACTTTTAACAGTTAACGCAGTAACTTCAGGAACAACAACTATAACAAGTGCGGGCGCGACCCCTGCCGCACCAACAATTGCACAATACAAATCTTGTGTTGCAATTAAAATTTCAACAAATGCTTGGACTATTGTTGGGGCTATTGCGTAAATGTTAAATGTAATTACTGGCATACTTGCACCTACTACGCCACCAACACCATTAACTGTTGATTATTTAGTAATTGCTGGCGGTGGCGGAGGCACATCTGTTGGGGCAGGGGGCGCGGGGGGAATGCGTTGCACAGTTACTGCAACAGGTGGCAGTGGTTCTTTAGAAACTGCATTAACTTTATCTAAAGCAACAAATTACAGTTTAATTGTGGGCGCTGGCGGCAGTGGTGGTACATCAAGCACAATGGGAGTTGTAGGAAGTGACTCAACTTTTTCAACGATTGTTAGTGCAGGTGGTGGTAGAGGTGCTGGTTATATTTCTTATCCTGCAAATCAAAATGGGGGCGCGGGGGGATCAGGTGGTGGCAGCCTTGACAATGGCACCGCGGGTGCTGCAAGTCCAACAAACCAAGGTTTTGCAGGTGGAGTAGGAGATGCGGGGGGCGCGGGGGGAGGAGGAGCTGCAGGAGCGGGTGGCGCAGCGCCTACTGTTGTCGGCGGAAATGGTGGAAGTGGTAGAGCAACATCTATAAGTGGTTCATCTGTTACTTACGCAGGTGGCGGGGGAGGAGGAGCCCGTAACGATAGTAACCTTTCTGAAACACCTGGCACTGGTGGAACTGGGGGTGGCGGAAATGGTGGAAGTCCATCAGGAACACCAGCCGCACAATCAGGAACTGTAAATACAGGGGGTGGAGGTGGAGGTGCGGGGGGCGCGGCGACACTTAGAAATGCTGGTGCAGGTGGTTCAGGAATTATTATTCTTAAATACTCTGACACATTTACTGCAACCTTTAGCGGTGGAGTTACTCAATCAACCACATCAAGTGGTGGATTTAAGATATCAAGTATTACAGCAGCAGGTGTATCTGACACAGTTAGTTGGGCATAATGGCACATTACGCATATTTAGATAACAACAACATAGTTGTTGCAGTCACAGTTGGTAAAGATGAAACCGAGCTAATAGATGGTTTAGATACTGAAACCTATTACGCACAAGGCACGCCTTACACAGTTAAGCGCACATCTTACAACAGTAATATACGCAAACAATATTGCGGTGTTGGTTATTCTTATGATCCAGTGGCAGATGTATTTATTGCACCACAACCATTTGCATCTTGGTCATTAGATGAAAACTTTGATTGGCAACCGCCAACTTCAAAACCTGATGGTTTTTATCTTTGGGATGAAAATACATTAAGTTGGGTTCAAATTGAAACCTTGGCTTAGTAAAGCAGCTGCACAACTGAGGGAACAAATAGATGATTCATACCCAAGTCGCCTTCGTGGGAGTGATGGGTGGATTGCTGATTTGCGCCATCAACAAGCAGGTAAAAGCGACCACATACCCGACGCTAAATCCAAATTTGTCGTGCGGGCAATTGACATTGACGCTCGCCTTTCTGACAACAAAGGGGATTCAGTCTATTTGGCAAATCAGCTTAGACTCTACGCTAAGGATTACGGACGCATATCTTATGTAATCCACATGGGTCAGATTGCTTCTCCAATCTTGAACTATAAGTGGAGAAAATATCGCGGATTTTCACCGCATAACCACCATATTCATTGCAGTTTTCGTACCAATCAAGATTTAAATTCAGAGTTTTTTAACATACCACTACTAGGGGGTAAAGATGAATAGCAAGACACTAGCCATAATCAACTCATACGCACGCAGCGCATTTGTTTGTTTGGCAACCGTATATGTAACAAATCCTTCAGGTTCATTTGATGATATTTGGAAGGCATTTTTAATTGCTTTTGTTGCACCTTTACTAAGAGCTTTATCGCCTTCAGATACCGCATTTGGCATAGGCAGTAAAGAGTAATGTCAGCCCTTGAGTGGGCTGGCTTTGCAGCTGGAATTACCACAACATTGATTGGCGTACTAGCTGGCATGCGTTGGCTAGTAAAAGGTTGGCTTAATGA